AAGGCTTCAGTAGAAACTGTAGAGCCAAAAACAGCAGATACTAGAATATCTGAAATGCTAGAAGAAGCATTCTCAAAATTTGATAGTGATAAAATCCTCGAAAAAAATAAAATAAATGAAGATGAATCACTTTATGATGCCTGGGACGATATGTGTCTTAATGTAGATGCAGACAAAGGTATTTCTGTAGTTTTTGATATGAAAAATATGCCTGAAAAACGTTTTCACGTAACTACTTCAGACTCGGGTGAAGCAGGAAATCCAGGACATGACCACGTATTTGTTTCAATAGATAGTGGTATGTCTGACCATGATGGCGATGACCATCTTGAATTGGAAGATGTTAAGAATAATATGACAGGTGCGGCTCTTACAGCACAAGTTGATGGTAAAGTAAAAATTCTAAAAACTATTGGCTCATTTAAGAATTGGGATGATGTTCTTCCACCAGAACCTAGAGACCCAGATTTATGGAAATATCCAGATGAGAATTTAGTAGACTCAGTGTCTATAGATGAAGATAATTCAGAGTTGAAAATTGCAAAGAAGAAACCAACACTTGATGATTTAATCCAAATGTCAAATGAAGCAGATTACGAGATGGGCGATATAGTAGTTTTTGGTATGAAAAATCATCCAGCATATCGTTTTGATTTACAAGGCGACCTTAAAGATTATATGGAAAGAGTACGAGTAGCCTCTACTCACGGTGGAACTGACCACTCTGGTTTTCTTAATATGAAGGTTTCTGAGATTGCAGATAATATTGATGGTGCGGCAATTATTGCAATTGAAGATGATAACAAGTCTCCTTTCCAGGATGGTAATAATATTAAATCAATGGTAGGTTGGAGTTCAGCAGACGAAGTTTATCCACCAAATACAGATGATGAGCAATCTGGCGAAGATGAAGATGGAGCATTCGCATCAGGACCAGATAATGACCAAGTTAGAATGAGACATTTAGCAGGTCTTGACGATTTTTAGGAGAAAACAATGAATAGAGAAAGACTTAGCAAATTAGCAGGTATTACAGAAATAGAAATCAATCCAGGAGACAGTATTGTAAACTCCTTAGATGATATTGAAAAATACTATAATAAAATACTTAGTTCCCTAGACCCATATGACTACAATCACAAAATAGACGATTGGGTTATGGAAATCAAGGATGCTGTTGAGAAAATTAGAACTAGGCTCAACGACTTAAACGACTAATTACGATTTTTAAAAATAAATAATTTTCTGGTTGACATTCATAGTCAACTTATGTTATAATAAAGGGAGTGTTAAAACTCTCTTTTTTTATGTCAAAAAAACATTCAAAAAGACGTATTTAATGCTTGACTTTAGGAATAAAGATAAGTATAATAGTATCATTAGTAGAAATATGTATGGTACATAAAAACTAATAAAAAACTAATAGTAAGAAACAACTAATAAAGGCTAATATAGGAGAAATATAATGGCAACACTAGCAGAAATCCGTGCGAAATTACTCGCACAAGACAACAAAGCATCAGACAATGCATCCTCAAACAGAGGTTCAGATGCTGTATACCCTTTCTGGAATATGGACAACGACAATACATCCGTATTGAGATTCCTTCCAGACTCAGACCCCACTAACACATTCTTTTGGAAAGAACGACAAGTTATCAAACTTCCGTTCCCTGGTGTTAAAGGCGGTGACGAAACTAAACGAGTAATCGTTCAAGTACCTTGCGTTGAAATGTGGGGCGAATCGTGCCCAATTCACGCAGAGATACGTCCTTGGTTTAAAGACCCAGCAATGGAAGACCTAGGTCGTACATATTGGAAAAAGCGTTCATACGTTTTCCAAGGTTTGGTTGTAACTGACCCTATCGGTGGTGAACAACCAGAAAATCCAGTTCGTAGATTTATCATTGGACCACAAATCTTCAAATTATTGAAGGCGGCTCTAATGGATCCAGACATGGATAATCTTCCAACGGATTATGAACAAGGTACAGACTTCCGTCTTACTAAAACACAAAAAGGTCAGTATGCTGACTATTCAACTTCATCTTGGTCACGTAAAGAACGTTCACTAAATGAAGAAGAACGCCAAGCAATCGAAACTCATGGTCTTTATGACTTGAATGAGTTTATGCCTAAGCGTCCAACTGAGGATGACATGCGAGTAATCACAGAGATGTTTGAAGCATCTGTTGATGGTGAATTGTATGACCCAACTCGTTGGGGACAGCACTATAAACCTTATGGGTTAGATGTTCCAGCAGGAACGTCAGCACCTACTCCAACTCCATCTGCTCCAAAAGTAGAAGAAGTTAAAGAAGTTGCGACAGCACCGGCAGAAACATCAGCACCAACTCCGACTCCAGCACCAGCAGAAACAACTGCTGAAGCACCGAAGTCAGATGCGGCAGATATCTTAGCAATGATTCGTAGTAGAAAAACTGACTAAGACCAATATTGAGTGTGGGGAGTAAATACTCCCCTACTCTTTTTATATCACATAAGGAGAATCGTATGGCAAGAGCCTTTGATGCGAGTAAATTTCGCAAAAATATAACAAAATCTGTTCCAGGTATGAGTGTTGGTTTTAGAGACCCAGACACTTGGATATCAACGGGTAATTACACATTAAACAAACTTATCAGTGGAGAATTTAATAAAGGAATTCCATTAGGTAAAGTAACAGTCTTTGCAGGTGAAAGTGGCGCAGGTAAATCATTTGTAGCCGCAGGTAACGTAGTTAAAAATGCACAAGACCAAGGAATTTTTGTAGTTCTAATCGACAGTGAGAACGCACTAGACGAAACGTGGTTACACGCACTCGATGTAGATACTACACCAGAAAAACTACTAAAATTGAATGTAGCAATGATTGATGATGTTGCTAAAATCATTTCAGACTTTATGAAAGGTTATAGAGAAGACCATTCAGACACACCAGACGCAGACCGTCCAAAAGTGTTGTTTGTCATTGATAGTCTTGGAATGATGATGACCCCAACCGATGTTGACCAGTTTAATCGTGGTGACATGAAAGGTGATATGGGTCGTAAACCAAAAGCATTAGCGGCACTAGTAAGAAATAGTGTGAATATGTTTGGTGACTATAATGTAGGACTAGTTGCTACAAACCATACATACGCATCACAAGATATGTTTGACCCAGATGATAAAATCTCTGGTGGTCAAGGATTTATCTATGCTAGTTCAATTGTAGTAGCAATGAAGAAATTGAAACTAAAAGTAGATGCTGATGGTAATAAAACGTCTCAAGTACATGGTATTAGAGCGGCGTGTAAAGTAATGAAGACACGTTATGCTAAACCATTTGAAGGAGTTCAAGTAGAGATTCCATATGAAACTGGAATGTCACCTTACTCTGGATTGGTTGAGTTCTTTGAAGCAAAGGGTGTACTTGTGAAACAAGGTAATCGTTTGAAGTATAATACAAAATCAGGCGAAGAGATGATTGAGTTTCGTAAGAACTGGTCAGATGAAAAACTTGATGTTGTTATGAAAGATTGGAACGAAGAAAATTTAAATGATGAGAAGCATGAGTTAGAACAAGTTGAGTCAGAAGAAGTATAAAATTGAGCAATCTGTATAAATAGATTGCTTACCAAAACAAGATATAACTAAGAGGAGTCAACTTGGAATCAGAATCACTATACGAATTGTGGGAAACTTTAGTGAACTATATTCCCGGCAAAGACAGAATAGAAGCCGGCGAAATGTTTATAAAGCAATGCGATGATTTAGGAATGAGTAGTGAAGATATTGAATTGTTAATTGATGGCAATCAAATACTTTTAGTTGCGTTAGACAGATACTTTGAAGATGAAGTAGATGAAGACGATTATTATGAAGAAGACGAAGATGACTACTAATGAATTGGTATAGCAAAATAGTAAAAGACTGGAGTGAAATCCCAAACTGTATTCAATTTTTTGACAGTGAACTAGTGGATGCGAGAAGAGAAGTAAAGATAAAGGGAAATATTGAAAAAAATTCTACCCAACTGCCTGCGTTTGTTGAACTTCGTTTTGGTCAATTACAAGAGATAGAGGCAATACTTGAACATCTGAATATACAGTTACGAAAGAAGAGAAGTTCGTATTTGAGAAAATATTTAGAAAATTATAATAAAGTATTGAGTAGTAGAGATGCTGAGAAATATGCTGACGGTGAAGACGAAATCGTTGCGATTGGTGAACTTATAAACCAAGTAGCACTTATTAGAAATCAGTATCTAGGTATTACAAAAGGGTTTGAAATTAAACACTTTCAACTGTCAAACATAATAAAATTACGTGTTGCAGGCATGGAAGATTCAGAGATTAACACATATTAGGGTAGAGGAAAATGACTGGGATTCATATAGTTAAACGAAATGGGGATAAAGAGAATTTAGATTTAGAAAAAATGCACAAAGTTGTGTTTGAAGCGTGTAACAATATTAACAATGTATCTGCCAGTGAAGTTGAATTAAAATCACACATTCAATTTTATAGTGGAATGACAAGTAGTGAGATACAAGAAACATTAATCAAAGCGGCAGCCGAACTAATAACAGAAGATACACCAAATTATCAATGGGTTGCAGGAAATCTAATTAACTATCATATTAGAAAAGAAGTGTATGGTGCTTTCGAACCATGTCACATTATAGAGTTAGTTAACAAGAATACTAAATCTGGTTTCTATGACAAAGCATTAACAGAAGATTATTCTGTAGAAGAATGGGAAAAGATTAATAGTTTCATCAAACATGATAGAGACTTCGACATTACATATGTTGGCATGGAACAGTTTCGTGGAAAGTACTTAGTACAAAATCGTGTAACACATAAGATATACGAAACACCACAAATGGCATATATGCTAATTGCGGCAACATTATTCAGCAATTACGATAAAGAAGAACGTTTGAAGTGGGTAAAAGATTACTACGATGCAATTAGTACTTTTGATATCTCATTGCCGACTCCTGTTATGGCAGGTGTTCGTACACCACAAAGACAATTCAGTAGTTGTGTATTAATTGAAACAGATGATAGTTTAGATAGTATCAATGCGACATCTAGTTCAATTGTTAAATATGTCTCTCAGAAAGCAGGAATTGGGGTTGGTGCGGGTAGTATCCGAGCAATAAACTCACCTATTCGTAATGGCGATGCAAGTCATACTGGTGTTATTCCGTTCTATAAAATGTTTCAAGCGGCAGTTAAATCTTGTTCTCAAGGTGGAGTTAGAGGTGGCGCGGCAACATTATATTATCCTGTTTGGCATTTAGAAGTAGAAGATTTACTTGTATTAAAGAACAACAAAGGTACAGAAGATAATCGTGTACGTCATATGGACTATGGTGTTCAGTTTAACAAGTTGATGTATGAACGTCTAATGACAGGTGGTAATATTACATTATTCTCACCACAAGATGTACCAGGATTGTACGAGTCATTCTTTAATGACCAAGATAAGTTCCGTGAATTATATGAACAAGCAGAACGTAAAACATCTATTCGTAAGAAAACAGTACCTGCGATTGAATTATTTTCATCATTTATGAATGAACGTAAGAACACTGGTCGAATCTATCTACAAAATGTAGACCATGCGAATGACCACAGTTCATTCGATTCGAAAGTGGCACCAGTCAAACAATCAAATTTATGTTGTGAGATTACTCTTCCGACTAAGCCATTGAATAGTGTGATAGACGAAGAGGGCGAAATTGCTCTCTGTACACTTAGTGCTATCAATTGGGGTAATATTAAATCACCAGAAGATTTTGAAAAGCCTTGCGAGTTAGCAGTAAGAGGTCTTGATGCTCTATTGAGTTACCAAGATTATCCACTCATTGCGGCCGAGTTAGCAACAGATAACAGGAGACCTTTGGGCGTAGGCATTATTAATTTTGCGTATTGGTTGGCTAAAAATGATACGAATTATACTGACCCTAACTTAGAGTTAGTCGATGAATGGGCAGAAGCGTGGAGTTATTATCTAATTAAAGCATCAAATAATTTGGCAAAAGAGATTGGACCTTGTCCTAAATCTGATGAAACAAAGTACGGACATGGTGTAGTACCGATTGATACTCGTAAAATAGAGATTGATGAACTAGTAAAACACTCAGAGAGAATGGATTGGAAATCTCTTAGAGAAGATTTAAAAGAACACGGAGTAAGAAATT